TCATTCTTTTTCAGCTCTTTTCGAAAGAAGGTCATTTCTCTCAATGAACTGAATCAGATTGAAGGTGGAGTTGTGAAGATTCTTTAGAAACTTGAGAAGCTCTTGATTTTCAGTCCAGCGATTCATATAGATCTCTATGCCAGGAGTTTTGATCCCGTAATTAATAAAGAACTCAACCCAATATGAATCATTCTCACGGATATGGCATTTGGTGGAAATAAAGGATTGAAGATCCGGATGGAACTGAGCTTCTTGCAATGAATCTTTGATTGGAGAGTCTAAGGTCTTTGATTGATAAGGAAAAACTGAATCATTTTCGTCGTTGGGGTCAATGTACATGAGGGTCATAGTGGGGTCCTTTGTTGTATGAGGCCCCCTTGTAGCAAATTCAAACTATCAAAGTCAATAGATAGCTGACCACAAGACAAATATTTTTTTGTTAGCGTACTCGACCTGAGTAAATAATTTTTCCGATGATCTGTTGTAAGTTCTCAATGCGGATCATCCTAGGCTTGAAGTCTGGATTGATAGCCCAAAGGTAAGGGCTGGTCTCATCAATCTTCAAGCGTCTGAACAAATACTTGTTATCTGATGTTTTAAAAAGAACGTCATCGCCATGTTTTACTTTTTTGGATGGATCAACATAAATGATGTCCCCATCAAAGTAACCATGCTCTGCTGCCATGGCATCACCCACAACATTCACTGCAAAGGTGTGGGCGCCAAATACTGTCGGACAGTACGTAGTTTCAGAAAAATCTGATTCTGAATAAGTCGAGATGTTTTCCCAAGCCAATAAAGGCACCATGCCAGGAGAAACTTTTTTTCTTGCTGATTTTGTTTCTGTTTGTTGATCTAGCCAACCAAAGGGTAAGTTGAGTCTCTCTTCAATGTTGCGAGCTGACTTCTCGCCAAGATTTCTAAAGCCAGTCAACCAATGACTGACCTGTCCCGGATTTACTTGGACGATATTGGCGAATGAAATCTGACTGTCTGAAAACTTTTCAGACAGTAGAAGCCTCAGCCTCTCTACGCGTGTGGAATTTATTGGTTTTGTCATAAATGTCGACTCTATACACATGATATCAAAATGGGTTTGACTCTATCAATATCAATTGATAGATTCTTATCTTTTGCTATTTGTTTATTAAAAAAGAGACACGTATAGCTGAACAAAAAATGTTCATTGGTCCGTGGACCGGCTTGAGTCAGAAATAACTTTCGTCGTAGAACTTGAGCTACAAAAATTACTAATTGAACGGAGCGAGGGAAATATGTCGTATTTAGGGAGTAATTTTTTCTGTGAAAAATATCATAACAAAAAGGACTGTGTAGTCCATCATTTTTTTAACAGTAGGGGTATTTAATGCCCCAAATTCAGTTAACTAAAAATCCATCCGGAGCCAGCATTACAAGGGATGCGGCACACGTTAGGGCTGCCATTGAACGAGCATTCTATGAGCTTGGTGAAACTTATATATCTGACAAAATGGGAGAGACTCCGACCAAGGTACTTCATTTTATGGAGCACGGAATTCAGTCTGTTTCATTACTTTTGGCAATCTGCCAATTGAAAGTCGTTTCTAAGGACGAAAGCTGTTATCCAAAATCTTATATCGATGCTCTTCATCAAATAGTTTCAGAAGGAATTAAAAGAGAGAGACATCAATGAATTACTACGAGCATCACATTGGTGATTACGCAGAAGCAACCGCGCATCTGAGTTTCTTAGAGGATGCTGCCTACAGTAGATTGATACGCAAATACTATGCAACTGAAAAGCCACTACCTAAAGATCCTAAGGTTGTACAAAGACTGATCTTGGCAAGAAGCAAAGATGAGAAAGACGCCGTTCAATCTGTTTTAAATGAATTCTTCACGTTAAAACCTGATGGATGGCATCAAGATCGCTGTGATCGTGAAATCGCACGATACAAAGATAAGCAAGCCAAGGCCAGAAGAAGCGCAGAAGCCAGGTGGAGTAACTGCAGAACCAAATGCGATGGCGATGCTACAGAGTGTCAGGATGCAATGCCATCGCAATGCGAACGCATTACTCTCCAAACACCAATCACCAAACACCAAGCACCAATCTCCATACACCAGACAACAACAGGTGTTTTACCAATGGGAGTTAATCAACAGTTTTTAGCTGAAGAATTTATCAAGGCTGGTGTCATGGTGAGCGACGCGGATGAAAATTTTCAAGAGCTACAAAGACTGAATCCAAATCAAAGTGAGATTCAGGGGGCTATTGCTCAAGCGCTTGAGCAGCGTAAGAAAAAAGCTAATACCACCCCGATTAATCCTGGGTATGTCTTAGCGATCCTTAAGGCCAATCGACAAAAGCCAGGCTCTGATTTGGATCCTTGGTGGGTGACGCATGAAGGTATTGATCGAAAGGGTCAGGAGCTACAACTGAGGCCACAAGGCAATGAGAGTTATGACTCTTTCAAAACCAGGATCTTCAGAGTTGTTAGAGAGCGATCAGAAGTAAAAAAATATGGGGAGAATTAATGAGGGTATTTAACGGTAGACCAGACCTAGAGATGGATAAGCCTTCTTCTAGTCACTTGGATATGGATGATGTGCCTATTGGCTCGATTGTAAAAACTCCCAGTGGCAGAGTGGGTGTCGTGATCAAGCATCGTGGTGCTGAGAGTAAGCTCGACCTATTCCAAAGAGTGGTCATCAAGTTCTATGAGCCACTGGGTGATTCAGTGGTCCTTCAGCCCCACTTGTTAACCATCATCGGAAGTTGTCCTCAGACCATGAGTGATTTGAAAAAATGAAAATAATCAAAGAAGATTCAAACAAACCAAACAATGGTCGAGGTGGTTATCGTCAAGGAGCAGGTAGGAAAGCAGGAAGTGTCACGCGCAAGACCAGAGAGCTTGCAGAGCAGTTCGTAAAGAGTGGAGCACCAACACCCCTTGAGGTGATGATTAAGACGATGCATGAGCTCTTAGAGGCCGCAGAACACATCACCACAGAGTCTGAGAGTGATACTGGTTTAGTGAGTGAAGAGAGGGTCAAGTTGTTGAACATGGCAGCCGCAATTGCAAAATATGCTGCGCCATATATTCATCCGCGCTTAAGCGCCATCGAACACACTGGAAGAAATGGAGCGCCATTACAGTTTGGGGTATTGGTTGTGCCCCAAACCTTGAGCCCATCTGATTGGGAAAAGGCATCACAGAGCTAATGTTGGAAACTGCCAAGACTGTATGGGCGCCATTACCTGGTAGCCAAACACTATTTTTAACTTGCCCAATCTATGAAGCTTTACTAGAGGGAACACGAGGGGGCGGTAAGACCGACACCTTGCTGATGAGCTTTGCACAATATGTTGGTAGAGGCTTTGGTGAGCATTGGCGAGGCACATTGTTTCGTTTAACTTACCCGCAGTTAGCTGATGTGGTGGCTAAAAGTAAACGTTGGTTCTATCAAATATTCCCTGGTGCCAAATTTAATGAATCTGATTATGTTTGGAAGTGGCCTACTGGCGAGATGCTTTACTTTCGTTATGGTGCTCATGAGGATGATTACTGGAACTACCATGGTCATGAGTACCCTTGGCTAGGATTTGAGGAGCTCACCAATTGGAGAAGCCTCTCTTTTTATGAGGCGATGCATTCAACCTGCAGATCTTCATATCCGGGCATGCCCAGAATGATCAGGGCGACATGCAATCCATTTGGTGTTGGCCATGGCCCTGTAAAGCAGCGATTTAAGATTGGTGAAATACCTGCAGGGCAGGTTATACGAGCCGAAGGCATGCAGCCAAGAGTCAGAATTCACTCAAGCATTTATGAGAACACCCATCTTCTTAACAATGATCCTAATTACCTATTAAGCCTCCAATCTTTAAGTGACCCCAATCGAAGAAGAGCCTGGTTAGAGGGTGACTGGGATATACACGTTGGTAGCTTCTTGGAGGCTGTTTGGAAGCCTAGTGAGCATGTTGTTGAGCCCTTTGCCATCCCAACAAACTGGAAGGTGTGGCGAGCGATGGATTGGGGATATGCAAGACCCTATGCAATCTACTGGTTTGCTTTATCTCCCGATGGTGTTCATTACATTTGGCGTGAACTCTATGGCTATGGAGAAAAAGAGAACACTGGTACCAGAGAAGATGCCACTGTTGTAGCTGACAGAATCAAAGCAATTGAAGAGCATGATGAACGCTTGGGATACGAATACCGTATGAATCCTGCCGACCCATCCATCTTCAGCAAAATAGGCGCAGAGCGATCGATTGGGCAAATATTCCGGGATAAGGGGGTTAAATGGGTAGAGGCGTATAACGCGCCGAGAAGTAGGGTCAACGGCGCACAAGAACTCATTAGACTTTTGGCAGAGGGGCGCCTAAAGATATTTTCTAGCTGTAAACACTGGCTAAGAACTGTGCCGCAACTTCCCCCTGACAGAATCAATCTTGAAGATGTAGATACAGATGCAGAAGATCACGCCTGGGATGCAACGAGGTATGGGGTGATGCGACAAAGAAAGCCTAATTTTTAGGAGGCTCTATTAAGCTCTTCAAGAAACTAATTTGTGAGCTATTAAGCTCGTTGTAAATTATTTCAATATCTACTATTTCGCAAAAATTTCTACAAATTAAATATTTATATTTTGTTGAGCGAAGATCTAAGGAAGGTAACTTGGGGTTGTTTAAGTTAGTACAGGTCATTGCATATTCAAAAATTCCTGTCGATCTATGAGCTAAGTCATTTTTGCTATTTATTTGTCTTAGTTGAATAGGTTTATAGTTCTCAGACTTGAGAATTTGATTGATGACCTTAAAAATTATTTTTTGAGGAATGAAATCTTCAATTTCCCAAGATATATTAGGATCATTTTGTTGATCGAGATCATTGAATTTTTGGATGAAAACTTTGGTGATAGCAATGTTCTTATATGATTTCTCAGAGACTCTTGAAGAGCTTTCTTTGCCTTCTTTATCATGATCAAAAACACATGTGAAATATGGTTTAAAACTTATATTTTTCGCTAAAGACTCGTAGTACTGAAGATGTCCGCCGATCTTAGTTGCACCACCTGCATCAATAATGTTTTGTTTTGGCAAGCCAATCGCCTCAAAAAGTTTCCCAAGGTACTTTCTGTCACTCGATCCTTCAACCACTATATTAATGGGCATTATTTCCCATCCATCATTATTTTCAACGCCTAGATGTTCTTTTATTTTTAATGCTTTTTCAAATATTGAATTTGTATTTAGCACAGCCACATTAGTCTGATAAAAAACTTTCCCGGGCTGTCTTTCATACTCTTTTTTTTCCTGTGTTGCAGAAAATAAGTGGACTGATTTTAGGTGATTTAGATCAATAAAGTGATGAGAGTGAGTTGTCAAAATTACAGGTTGTTTCTTATCTTTTACGACATTACAAAGAGTTTCGGAGACTTTCTTTTGTAATCGCGGTTGTAAAAATGCTTCAGGCTCATCAATTCCCCAGATAACATGTTTTTTTGAATTACCTGAAATATATTGCATTAACGATAGAAAAATTGCTCTTTGGGCGCCGCTTCCCTTTGTTGATATTGCCAAGTTGTTTCCATCACTTAGACTAATTGAGGCCATTCTTTTTATTGCATCCCGAAGCCTGTCAAATTCAGCAAATGAAATTTTTATTTTTTTGCCCTTTAAGATTCCATCAAAGTTTGTCATTTGATGAAAATTTTGATTAATATCCTTTTCCAAATCATTAATTGCTCTTTGGGAGGACTCTATAAATTCCTTTAATTTATCAAGAGGATCTGATTGCTTACTTCTCTTTTTATCTAATGGAGCAAGAACACTCTCAAGTGCCTCTGATATCAGATCTGGGTGGTTAACATTATGTGATTCAACTAAGAAAAATTGAAAGTCCTTAAGAAGACTTTGTGCATCCTCCTGAGTTACTGATTTGCCTTGAATTGTGTAGGTGATTTTTCCATTATCAAAAAATGTGACAGCTAACTTTTTAGTTTTCTTATCTAATAAAAATGTTCCTATTAGGTCTACCTTTGATCCGGCACCTCTTGATCCAGCGAAAATATGATTTGGTAAGTCAATTGCCGGGTTAAATAAGTTCTCATTTGATATGTGATTAAAAAATAGATTTAAAGCCCTTAAAACATTTGTTTTGCCAATATTATTTTCACCACAAATTACAACTGGTTTATTCTCATCGATTGGGATTGTTATATCCATCAAAGATCTGAATCTTTTGATTTGAAATGACTTAAAGCTAATTGAAGACATATTTAACCTTTTTTATTTTTGTTAAATTTACTACTAATTACTGAAGCTTGTTAAAAAATATATCCGGCAGCACCATAAATTGACTTTATAAATAGGTGGATGCCATCCACAAAACATCTACCTAATGAACTCGCTAAAAAATGGGCTGCCCGTATTGCTCATGCTAGAACCCATTGGAGTGCCTTTCATAAAAGGGTAAAACACAACAGGGCAACTGTTGCAGGCTTTAACTGGCACCTAGACCCAAGCAGTAAAGACTTCTATGGCAAGAGAGCTAATCTTATTCATGGCACGATATCAGCCATTCTTCCTAACATCTATGCCCGTAACCCTGAAATCAGCACTACGCCATTACATAGTGGGGCTAAGCTAAAACTCTTTTGCAAAACACTAGAGACGGTTACCAATAGATCCTTAGAGAAAGCGAAGTTAAAAAGTCGGGCTAAGTCCACTTTAAGAAGCGCTCTGACAACCAGCTTTGGGATTCTCAAAGTCACTTACCAACGTCAAATCAGTCAAGATCCTTTGATTGAAGAACGTATCAATGACACCCAAGACAATGTCCTCGCCATTGAAGAGTTACTCCGTGATCTAGATGATCCAAATCAAAGGCAGCACCATGAAGCTAAACATGCAGAGCTAAAAGAATTACTTCAATCACTGGCTGAGCAAGCTGAGGTTACAAATACTGAGGGCTTGGTGATTGATAGGGTGCTGACAGAGAACCTACTCATAGACCCCTCGGTTTGTGAATTTTGGGACTATACCGATGCTGATTGGATATGTCAGATAGTGCCTATGAAACGATCTCAAGCTGAGGCCTTGTATCAATTGCCATTGAGCCATGTAAAGCTATATCAAAACAATGGTGGTGTTTCTCATTTAAAAAAATCAACCAGGCTGGCTGCAGCCTCTCTTGGATTCAGAGAGCCTATAGAAGATGATCAGCAGATTGCTGTTCTTGAGATATGGGATAAAACCACCCAACGTATTTACACCATGGCAGAGGGCGCCGACTTTTGGCTAAGAGAGCCTTATGCTCCTCCGAAAACAGGAGAGCGTTGGTATCCATTCTTCTTGCTACCTTATCAAGTCGTTGATGGGCAGTTTGTGGGCCCAAGTTTAGTAGACCTGACTGAGCGCCTACAGGATGAGCATAACCATGCCCGTGATCGATTTAATAAACACAGAGACTTGTGTATCCCGGGGTGGGTGGCCAGTGCCGAGATCAATGAAAAGACCATCAAAAAATACAAAGATGCCGCATTTGGTGATGTGATCATCTTCGACACTGAAGGTAAAACACTCAGCCAAGTCATACAGCCTAAAGATCATCCAAAGATTGATCCACTTGTTTATGACACCAGCACAGTCAGGCACGACTGGGAGCAAGTCACTGGCTTACAAGATGCAGCCAGATCAACGATTGTGAAGCCCAAAACAGCCACAGAGGCCAGCATCATGCAACGGGCTTTATCGGGGCGTGTAGGGGAGTTCAAAGATCAGGTAGAGGACTATCTGCAAGAGATAGCTCAATACTCAGCGCAGATTCTTTTACAAGAGCTTAGTAAGGAGCAAGTTGAATGTTTCATGGGAAACCATCAAGTTAAAACTGAAAAGATAGACGGCAAATATAAAAAGACAACCGTTAAAGCTTATGACTGGCCAGAGCTGTCGAAAGATCAAGTCTTTGAAATGGTTGAGATGCGCATTAGGGCAGGAACTACAGGGGCGCCGGATAAGTATGAGCAACAAGAGAGTTGGATCAAGGTCTTACCTTTCATAGAAGGATTAGTTTTACAAATCATTAACCTGCGACAACAGGGGCTGGAGCCTGAGCCACTGATCAATCTCCTAAAAGAAACTCTGCACCGATTTGATGATCGGATAGATGTTGAATTGTTCATACCAAGCGATAGCTATCCAAATAAAGATGATGAGACTGGTAATAAGCCAGACCTTCACTTAGAGCCCATGCTGATTAAAACCATCACCAGGAAACCTGTAACGAATCAATATTTAAACGAAGAGGAGGAAGTAAATGAAAAGCACCCACACAACTGATGAGATCAATAAGAATGTACAGGAGGCCACTCCAGAAGTAACTGAGCCACCTAAAGTTCCTGAGGCACCTCCTACAGCCAATTCTGACTCAGAAGAGCCTAAAGTTGAGCTTGTGCAAGAGCAGAAAACCACCGATGTGAAAGAAGATAAAAAGACTAACTTTCTAGAGGAGTTGATCAAGGCAAAAGGTGAGGCAGATGAACCTGATGTCAGGCCCAACCCTGAGGGTGATATTGAGTTTTATGATGAGATCAAATCTGATCGAGGCCGAGATCGCATGAAAAAGATCTTGACGCAAAAAAGGGATCTTGAGAAACAAATAGAAGATCTAAAGGAGGCTTTAGATAGAGCAAAGGTGGCTCCGGTAGCCAAAGTAATGAGTGAGGTTTCTGAGCCTGAGCCGATGAAACAGAAAAAGCCGTTTAACTATGAAATTGCTGTCACGCATTTAAAAGAATCTCTGGATCACTACTTAGAAGATCATAAGGATGAGTTTGATCATGTGGTAAAGATGAGACTGATAACTGACTATCTTAATAACCCATTCATCTTGCATTCTTTCTTAAAGGAACATGATGAAACAGAAATCAGAAGCGCTATTAGGCACATCTATCAAACTCTACAGTTACCTAAAGCTACTGTTGCAAAGTATCAACCCTTACATGCCAGAACAGCATCCCTAGGGGCGCCGCTCAGCAGTTCATTAAGTCCAGTGGATAGGATTGCTCAGCACTTGAGCAATATGGGTATCTAGTATCAGTAACTAGTATTAGTAACTAAGCTTAGGTAATGCTTGTTTCAGTGTTTCTGAGAATCTTGAGAATGCAGTTTCAAATGAAGGTGCATTCTTTTCATACACCATCACCTCGATAAATTTATCGTAAGTTCTTTTTGTATCAGGATTGCCCAAAGCAAACTTCATGGCCTTATTGATTTCACCAAAGGCATCTTCTACAAATGCAGGGTGCTGACGTGCAAAGTCGTTGCTATCTTGTTCAATCACCTTTTCAACTAGGCTTGTTAATAAAGATAGATCGCTTTCGAGAATTTCTGGATGTTTCTCAGTAATTTGATAAACGTCATATAAGTGACGAACCAAAGCACTATCTGGTTTCTCATCCGTTTTACCCATAGATAGGGCAAGCCTGCGCGGGAAAGTGATCAACTTCTCAGCTAATGCTTCTTTTAAATCAACGCAGGGAATATTAACTATTGGCCCAGTTCTAAGTTTGGCAAGAGAATCAAAAAGCAGGGTGATGTCTTTGTCTTGTTTAGGTAGGCGCAAGGGGCTATAGCTGACCTCTAGCTTTAAGTTTGCTCTCATGCCTGGACTGACTTCAAAGTGGGCGCCGTATTGGATATCGAACTCAATGAATTGATTTCCATCTTTGCCATCTTTTTCAATGAAGTCAGATTTAAACCCAGCTTCATTTAAAGCGGATTCTATATCCTTCTTTAGAAGGCTCATCTTTGTTTTAATGAGGTTCTTACTGACAGGAGCAGTGGCTTTTGGATTTGCCTTGATATCGACATCTTCAGAGACTCTATCAAGTAAGCCATAAGCTTTTGAAAGGCAGGTGCCACCACAGAACACTAACTCAAAGTCTGGGTTATTGATTTTGGTGATGGCGACTAGGGCATCAGTCACCATATAGTCTTTTTCGAGCGCGAACTCGGAGATACCAAGATTTAACTCATTGATAACATCAATAACTTGACGCTTTTGTAGATCGTTAATTTTTTTCATAAACCAAACTGCGGCTACCTAGCGATAGCTTGCGAGAAACTCTAGCTTTACCAATGTTAAGAATCGGGAGCATTGGAACTTGGGTGCTTTCCCCGCGAATAAGGGCTTGCATATCTTTTCCAGGGCTTACTTCAATGCCAAGTTTCTTCATGGCCTCCATGCCAATATTTACGAGGCTACCGTCTGGTACTGGCCTACCTGAAATAGTAGAAGGGCGAGCCTTTACATAAGTGCCATAACCAAGGCGAACAATGCGACCTTCGTCTAGTAACTCTTTGACCACGCGACACACTTGGCGATAGTTACCAAAGCGATTGAATTCTTCGCGCAAGAAAACACTATTTTTTGACCTTGTTAGGCTGGCCAAGATGCGATCTTTACTGGTTGCTTTAGCCATCATGGCCTCCTTTCTTTGTTATGACATCTATTATACACAAACATATGACATTAGAGTCACATTTTTGTATATAAATATTAAGTAATTATTATATATAAAACAATGGTTTATTCATACTAAATTATATTTAATAGATTGGATACTATTCTCAAATTTAGTTGCTCTAATTCTGTCAAGGGCACCCTGGTAAGGGTGGCTTGCGAACCCTTGACAGCCACGGATAAAAAAACGCTGTTTTATGCCCAAGGTGGCAGAAAGACACATTGGGCATAAAAGCTAAAAGCGATTAATTCTTCAGATGTGATGAATCTCTTCAAAGAATATCTACTAGAAATTATTTAATTGTTATTAGTGATTCGAAAAATCACAGTGAACATCAATTCTTTGAAATATTTTTTAGATTGAAGCTGCTTTCTTGATGAAATTTATTCAAGAATAATTTTTAATAGAAAGCTTTGGGGATGTATGACAAAACAACTAGTTTCAATCAATCCCAGTCACCAAGATTTCAAAATGCTTGATCGACTAGTCAAGATCAATGGTGTGGCTTTTGAGGAGCAATTTATTGCTCAATTAATCTCAGAGCACATGGCAAAGAATCTAAAAGAATCTAAACCAACCTTAGATACCGCCTTTGAGATATACATTAAAGAAAGTGCATCCTCTCATCGGCGTAAATTCAGGAATGATGCATTCAGACACTTTAACTACTTTAAAAGTTTATTTGGCAATCTTCCTCTAGAAGATCTGAGGCATTGGCACATCACAAAGTACCGTGATTACCAATTGTCTAGAGGTCTTAATCCAACGAGCATCAGAAAGCACAACAACATGCTGAATGCCATGATTAATATGGCATTCAAGCATTTAGACATTGATAGGTTAAGCCCCTTTAGATCTTTGCACATTCATGGGGAAGGGGATATCAAAAGACCCATGGCAACCATCACTAAAGAGTTGGTCACGCAGGTCAAAGAAAAACTCCTTGAGACTGATGCACCCTATAGATTGGTTGGGTTGATCCAATTGAATACTGGATTGAGGCTATCTGAACCAGTGTATGCAAAGCTCAGTGACTTGTTTTTAGATCATCCTATTCCTCATTTATGGGTCAGGCGCAATGAATTAACTGATAGAAAAACAAAGGCCAGTATCAGGTGCGTGCCATTGCTTGGCGTTTCTCTTGATGCAGCTAGAAAGTTACAAGCCATCGCTAAAGATGAAAAGAGTGAATGGCTAGTGCCTCATTACGCTAGAGAAAACGGCAGCACCAGTTGCTCGGCAATACTCAATAAATGCTTGAGAGCCTATTCATTTAGATCTCATATGTTCAGACACGCCATCATTGATCGAATTAAAGCTTGTAATGACATTCCCGTGCCATTGGCCGAGAGTATTACTGGCCATGGCAAAGGCGGGACTAACTTCATGGCTTATGGCACGGTTGGTTATACGCTTGAGCAAAAGTTAGAGGTGATCAAAAGAGTGCTCGTATAAAAACCTAAAAATAAATCCGAAATAAATCCAAAGACCACTTTACAGCCCCAGATAATTGATGCACCAGTAGTTACACACTGAATCGCTGATTGATCGGAGTCGCGTCCGATAGCGCTGTAAAGATGGGTTCGCGTGCCATCACGGTGTCAAGGTATCTCATTAACCTTTTATCTCGGAGTGGCATGTGGCTATTTCAAACGCGGATTTACAGGAACTCGCTAAAGTTTCCTTGGATGATTATTTACGAAACCTACCGGTTGATCAAATATCTATCGAAAGGCCCTTCCTCAAAAAACTAATGGAGGGTCGTAAGAGTCTTTTAGGTGCAAAACAGAATGTCGTAGAAAATATTCGTAAAACACTCGGAAGTAACTTTTCTTGGGCTTATGGTGAAGATGCCGTTAAGTTCAATAAAAGAAACACAACTGAACCTGCTTCATTTCCATGGAGAAGAGCTGTTGACGGTCTATATATAGACTACGACAGACTATTCAGCGCTGGAATCAAAGTAAGAGAGGGTGGTAGTGGCAGCTACCAACTTGAATACAACGAAAAGGTTCAGCTGATTAATTTATTGGACGAGCAGCTAGAGGTTCTTAGGGAAGGCTTTCTCAATAAATTAGACCTTGAATTACATCGAGACGGTACACACAGCACTGATGCCATCAATGGACTTGATGCATTGGTATCTATCAGCCCCACATCGGGAACGATGGGTGGTATTGATCGATCAAAGGCCAGCTATTGGAGAAATTATTCCAAAATTAGTATCAGTACCAGTTCTCCTGGTCTACTTATTAAAGAGATGGAGATTGCTTGGCGTCAGTGCATCAAAAATGGCGGCAGCCCAGACTTCATCATTGCTGGAGGCAAATTCATTGATGCTTATAGAGCCCAGGTAACCATTACCAATATGGCCAATGCTGGAGAAAGTAAGTTCATTGATGCTGGTGTGGGTGTTGGGGTCAATACAGGCCTTTCATTCAAAGGTGTAGAAATCATCTGGGATCCACAGTTCGAAGAGTTGGATGCTATGAGTTCGACTGCTCATTGGAGTGAGCGCTGTTACTTCCTCAATACACGCTATTTAAAGCTTAGAGATGACGATCTAGACATCGTTGCACCGATCAGACCGCATGACACCTTGGCGATGTATGCCATGGTGAATCTTCGCTGTGCCTTATCAACATCAAGAGCTAATGCCCATGCGGTATTGCGTATTACAGGAAGCTAATCATGAACCCAATAAATATCAAGTTTTCCAGAGTGCACGTTAGGAGAGATGCCTACACCACGACAGTGGTGGATGTACCTCCTCATGAAATCCCTATCCTTAGAAACATCTTTGGTAAAGAAAACCTCTTAATTGAAGAGAGTGATCAAGAACACCCCATTCATATCCAACATGAATATGACCGCTTATCTTCTAAGTATTGTTACGAGATCGTCTCTAAGGTGTATGGGGAAGACGATGGTGAAAGACTCATGGAGCAAATTAAACAGGCAAACCTCAAAGAACCTGTTGCACAGGAGTCCAAACCAAAAGCAAGTAAAGGTAGCTAATCGTGCCTGAGAAAGACCCTGGATCGTATAGCTTAGTGACCTATACCTGGGTCTTTCTCTTGGCATTGATGGGGGGATTGGTGAACTTCTTTCATCGGTTAAAGAGGAAGAAATCTACTTTTAATGGATTTGAGTTTATTGGTGAGCTCATCACAGCTGCCTTTACAGGTGTCATTACCTTCTGGCTTTGTGAAACTGCCAACGTACCTCAAATACTGACTGCAGCCATAGTAGGAATATCTGGTCATATGGGCAGTAGAGCCATCCTACTAATTGAAAAAATTATCAAGAGGAGACTAGAGCAGTGAGTCTTGTATCAGAGCAGGCTGCCTTTTTACTGGATGTAACAAAGTTAATCAACTTTGCCACGGACGAGGGGTGGGTTGTCACTGGTGGAGAGTTATGGAGAACTTTGGAGCAGCAGGCGCTGCACCTAAAGAATGGTAAATCCAAAACAATGTCGAGTCAGCATTTGAAGCGTTTAGCTATTGACCTCAACTTCTTCTGGCAAGGCAAAGTAATCTGGGATGCAAACCTAATTAAACCGATAGGCATATATTGGGAGTCCTTGAACTCCAGAAACAAATGGGGTGGCCACTTCAAGACATTTGTGGATGCGCCTCATTTTGAGAGGCAATACTAA